GAGAATGGCGTTGCCATCTTTGTCGTCGCCGACGATGCGGAGCGGAATACCGTTCCACTGGATGACCTGCCGGCCGAACACGTCTGTGCCAACATCCAACAGCGAGAAGTACCCGCCGGTGTTGCGACCCAGGTTGGTGATCTTCCTCCGAAGCGTGCGGTTCAACAGAATCGTATCTGCCGAAGCCTGGCCCCGGAACAGGTCGTTGGCCTCGTCCAGGCCGTCGAGAGTCAGGGCGGCGCCAGTCGTGGAGCCGTACCTTGTCCCAAGCCCTTCCGAGATCAGCGAATTGATCCCCATGAAGTCCTTCGAGGCGCCTGTGCCGTCGAAGAACTGTTTGTCGAATGTGCGGCTCATCGCCTTGGCGAACTTGGCGTACTGCATGGCCTTGGCGTCGACCTTGTTGGCCTTCACCTTCAGGAGGAAGTTGTCAATGAAGACCTCTCCACCCAAAATGGACACACCGAACATGCGCTCGGTATCAGTTCCATACGACCGGTCGTACACTTCGTTCACGTCACGGAACTGTACGTCGGGGAGGGTCGCTTCGACCTTCACCTTGATCGCATTCCCGCTGATCGGAACGAATGGCAGCATTTCGAGGATCGGAGACTCTTGAACCAGAGTCTCAATCACACCCTTCTTGAGGGTATCGCTCGAATACTTGTTCGCCTCGAGGAGAGTCCACGCATTCGTAAAATCGAATGCCATTGCTCTTTGCTCCTACGTAGGTTGTACCTGTCTCAGTTGCTCGTCGTCTTGGAGAGGCCATGTCGAATCGCTTCGACACCATGCAGCTCCTGCGTGTTGACCAAGGGAGTTGGAATCCCTCCGGCCATCTGCGCCGCCGCCGCACGCTCCCTCGCCTTGTCGTCGTCAGGTGCCGGTGCTAGGAACTCGTCGACCGCACGGTCGAGGTCGTCACCAGTCAGCCCCTTTCGAGTGAGCATGTCCCTCGCCAGTTCCCTTTGCGACTCCAGCTTCTCAGCCTCAAGGGCCTCAGCCTTCGCCTCCAGGTCCCCGACAGGGACGCCAGTCAGATCCTCCGCTGTGATGAGCCGGTAGCCATGTGTCTGAATCACCTTGTCGGCTTTCAGAGTGGCCAGCTCGTTCATCGTCGAGCGAGTTTCCTTCTGGACAGCCTCCGCCCATTTGCGGAGACCCTTGCCTCCCTCCCTCTGCTCCAGATCGTCAAGATCCGCATCGAAGTCGATCGGCATATGTTGTCAACCTCCCGTTAGGTACACCCTCGTAGGCTCCGGGGCGGGCCAGAGGGGCTCAATAGATAGCCCAAAAAGTGTCAACTAGCGGCGGCCTCTTTGGACCAGATTCCCACGATCATCGAGCTGAGTATTGAACCCGCCGCCGGCCCGACCGAGCGATTCCTCATACCCAGTCGCCTTCGACATGATGTCCGCCGCATCGCCCTGGTGGAGCAGCACAGCTTCCTCGAACAGGTTCTGGTCGATGTTCTGGATGTTGGCACGTGACGCCATGCCGGCCAGTCCGTACTGGGCGACAGAGTAGGCGCCGTAGGCCTGCATCGCCCGAGACCTGGTCACACCGGCCTGCACGTACCGCTCCAGTTTCTCCTGTGTGGGTAGGACGAGGCCCTGCTCGGTGGCGGCCGAGCCCAGCATGGCGTACGTGTAGGTGGTGATCAGTTCGTTCAGGCTCATCCCACCCGTACTGCCCCTCAGGGGCACCGACGGTGCTTCTCCGGTGGACCCGGCATGGAGTTCATCCCAGTCAACCTCCGGCATCGTGCCAGGTTGGGGCGAGACGCCGGGAGGGAGGGTCCCGGCTGTGTAGATGATGTCCAAGAACTGGCGCACCTGGTTCGGGTCCGTACCCACCACGTTCTGCACAGCGGACTGAGGGGCATAGCCGTTGGCCTCGAGCCAACCCATCGTCTCCGTGAGCCTCTCCGTCGCCACCTCCGTAGCCCGAGAAAGGAACGTCTCATAGTCCAAGGCCGTGGAAGCGGCAGCCTGGTCATACTCCGACTGCATCTGATCCGCCATCGACGGGTCAACAACAGCAGAGTACAGGTCATCGACCGAGACCCGCATCCCGCCGTACACGTAGAAGGCGTCACGCAGCTCCTGCGAGCCACGCTCCAACCCACGGTACATCTGGAACCTCTGCTCCAACTCGTTCGGATCGATCTGGAGCTCCATCCAACCCACGTAGTTCTGCGGATTGTCCTGACCCTCATCATAGGCTCCGAAGTCCTTCAACACGTTCCGATAGTCAGCGACCGCCTGCAAGTAGAGGGCCTCGTTCGTGTAGTTCTTCGACCCGTCAGACCGGTAGAAGCCGGGGAACATCTCCGCCCAGCCATCCGACTGGCGAACCATCGCCACGATCTGGTCAACGGTGGCGCCCTCTTTGAGGAGGGCGATGATCTCGTCGCCGAAACCAATGTCGAACGCCCACGGATACGAAGCCCTAATCTCGGCGAGGAGGTGCTTCTCTTCCGCAGCTGACATCTCGGTGATGCGTGGCGCCTGCTGCTCCGGCGGCGGCACCGTATCCGTGCCACCCGTCGTGTAGTTGAGGCTTCCCCCCGACCGCAGAATGTGTGACAGCGAGTTCTGCAAGTCCTGTGATGTATAGCCGCTGTTAGGGTCGTTGATCCGGTCAGCAATGTCCTGCATCCTGGTCGCACCAGCGGTCGCACCAGAACCCGTGTACGTCCACTGTCCGTCAACGAGCTTCGCTTTCCCGGTGTTCCAAGTCGGATCGGCACCGACACCCTCGAACTGTGCCGCTATGTCTTCTGCTGTCCATATCGGGTCTGCCATGTTAGAACCCCATCTGTCTGCCGAGCTGACCCAACGTGGTGTAATGGGTATCCCGGGCATTGTTCGTATTCATCCAACGAGGGTCGTTACGCAGCGTGGTGGAGAAGTCACCCAACGTCATGTTGTTCGACATCGCCTCCTGCACAAACGGATCGTCCAACCCCACATCGGCAACCTCCAACAGGTTCTTGTACTGCTGCGTATACGGAGCAGCATACACCGACGTCTTCACCCCCGGAGGCTTCCCCGGATACAACGCCATCGCCTGCTCGTCGAGGCCCTGCTCAATCTCGGCAAGCGACGTGCGGTTCATGTGGACATTCTCGCCAATCTCCAGCGCCTCTTCCCACGAGATCGGAATGCCGTAGTCCTCGTACAACGTCTGCACCGACGAGGCCTGCGTCTCGACACCGACCTCTTGGGCACCCTTCGCCTTCTCCTCGTCCTGGATGATCCGGATCCACGGAGACTGATCGATGTCCATCGCCGCCGGCTTGACCCAGATCTCTGCGACCTCACGGCTCGTCATCGTACCGTTAGCGATCCCCAGCGCATGCTTATACAGGCCAGGGTTCGCAGCCTCGATCTCCTGGCTCGAGACCCGGCCGTCGCCGTCGGTGTCATACGACATGATGTCGAGCATCTCACCCGTATACGTGTACCAAGTACTCGTCAACGAGAACGCCTGGTCGATGATCTCCTGCTCCTGCTGGGCAGTGGACTTGTCGTTCCAAGTCTTCTCCCGGTCAGTGTGGGAATCACCCCACGCCGTGTTCCTCAGCGCCCGTTCGAGCTCGATGTCGGACATGTCACGGGAGATCCACTGGGCGATGACCGCCAACACTCCGGGGTCGTTGAGAGCTTCCTCATCAACGATGCCCATCAACATCAAGGCCGTGTTTATGAAATCGTCCCATGTCCTGCCCGGCGTCACATCCTCGAAAGCGTCAGCCGTGTACCCGTCGATCCAGGCCGGGTTACCGGTCTTCGCCTCCCAGGCCTCCCTCGAAATGCCCGTCCCGGACGGCGCATCGACGTAGTTCGGGACCTCGTAGTAGATCCACGCCTGGTCGTTGCCATCGAAGTCGTTGATGCCGTACACGACGTACTTGACGCCTCCGACCTCGTAGAACTGGCCGCCCTCGGGCAGCACAATGTTGCCTGTTCCTGATCCTGTGCTACCCATACTCTCCGTCCCTCCCGCACCCGTAGGTGATGATCCTCGTACTTCCCCCGCTTCACCTGACAACAAATACGACCTCGGGTCAATCGCCTTGCCGTTCTGGTACATTGCGAAGTGCAGATGTGGCCCCGAG